TCGGCGCGGCAGATCAAGCACTCGGCCGCGCGCGGGATGCGGAAGCGGTACGGGCGGAACGGCTCCTCGAACACGCCCGGCACCCGCTTCAGGGTGAGAAGAAACGTGGTGAACCCGGGGTCATACCCGGCCGGGTCGGCGAGCAGCTCCAACGTTAATACGGCGTGGAGGGCCGCGACGGTCGCGATAGAAGCCATACTCGCAGGGATCGCCGTCTCCTGGGCCGGCCCGCCGGGCTGCGAATAATCCGGGGCCTTGGGCTGATCGACCACCACGGATCGTTGCAAATGGCTCGCCACGCAGCCGTAACACGGCCCGCCCGGCACGAACTGGTGTACGAACCCGCCGATACCGCCGCTCAGGACCTCGCCGAGCGTCCACGGTTTGCCGGCTTTTCTCATTAGCAGATCGAAATGATACTTCGCCGGTTCGTTGTCCGCGGCGCAAACGCCGACGTCACAGGCTGCGATCGCATCGGCCATGTCATTCTGCCGTCTCGGATCGAGCAGGTCGCAACTGAGGACGTTCACTTCGAGGTCTGGCCTCCGCTCGCGGAGCCATTCGGCTGCGACTTCCCCCTTCAGCCGACCGACGGCCGACGGCGGGAACAGATGGCGGACAACGTTGTGGGGCTTGTACTCGTCCGGCTCAACGAGTGTGACGCGGGTCACCGCCGGATCACGGGCGAGCATGTCGAGCACCGGCATTCCGCCGCTGCCGGCCCCGACCTGGAAAACGTGACTCATAAATGAGTTAAACACAGAGGCACAGAGGACACAGAGAATGCAAAGGCATCTTGCTTCTCAAGAGAGTTTTGCTTTCTCTGTGTTCTTCCCTCTGTGTCCTCTGTACCTCTGTAGTTCGTTCTATTTCGCTTCCGGCAGCGGCCACCCTCCCGTATCGTGCCAGATTTCGTAACACGCCAGCCACCGCCACGCCGCCTGTACCGCGAAGATACAGGTGAACCGCGAAGGGTCCCAGCGGCTTGTAGCCCGCGTCGAACCCTGACGCCACAAGCACAGCGTCTGCCCCTCCAGCAAATGAGGGCAGTGCTTCAGCGGCGTGACGATCCGTGTCTCCGGCGGCACCGTCGGATAACTCGAGAGCAGCCGCGTTTCCAGCTGGTAAATATTGTGCGCCGGCTTGAGCCGGTACCGCAGTACCAAACTACTGCCGATCGGGACGACCTTGATTTTAAACGCCGGTTCGCGGCCGTCGTTGTAGCGCTCGATCACGGGGATCTCGACGCTGAGCAACCGCCGCTTGCCGGCCTCACTGTCAAGCAAGCCCATGGGCAGAGGGCAGAGGACAGAGAACAGAGGACAGAGGACAGAAAAGGCATTCGCTTCTTCCGGTCTCTGTCCTTTGTTTTCTGTTCTCTGTTAATAATGGCACGGCACCGACTTGATCGCGTTGATCACTTCCTCGTCGGTGACCTCGTCGGCAGTGGTGAGGAAGCTGGTGTCGCGGCGGTCCATGAGGATCGCCGTGCCGCGGTCGGCGTTGCCCCGCAGGGCCGTGATCAGCGAGCGACGCTCGGTGTCGTTGAGGGGGCGGAAGTCCATGGTCGTTCTCCCTTCCTAGCCTGAAACCAACCGAACCTAGACCGATCTAGTCGCGGGCGGCAAGCTCGGCCAACAGCAGGTAAAACCCCTGATCGACTCGCACCTCGCCGATCTCGGCGGCGAACGGTTCGCCGTCGCGGACCAGATAGTACCGAACTTCTTTCCCTTCCAGCAAAATCCGGACCGCCTGTCCGGGATCGGCGAGCGGAATCTCGACCGCCAGCGCCGATTCTTTGCGACCCGGCAAAACCCCAAAGGAAACACGGGCTTGCTGCCGGACCAGTTTGTCCAGTCGCTCGGCGTATTCCTCGACCTCGCCCCACACCGGCCGCAGCGGTCTCGCCAGGTCCGGGCCCAGCGTCACCTCGACCGGCAAGGGCCGGTACGCCCGGTCGTCCTGTCCCAACGCGTACCAGGACAGGCATAATTCGCCCAGGCATTGCCGGTTCGGCTGGGGTTGCCAGGCCACAGCTTCGGTCGAACCGGGCTTGGCATCAGCCGTGCCGATACCGAAGACCCCTTCGCCGCCGCGGAGCTGGGCGACCCACTTGCTGTCCCCGCGAAAATCCCCGTCGCTCGGATGTCTCAAACTGCCCGGGTGCGTGTGCACCACGCCGAGCAGCGTCAATCGTCGATCGTGCTGACGCACGGCCCGGCTGGCCAGCGCCTGGGCGGCCGCGTTAAACCGCACGTGCGCCTGGCCCGCCTCACGACCCGCCCCGGCGGGCAATGTTGCCATGGCCAGGGCGGAGTCGCCGTCTCGCAGCCCGAGGAGGACCCAGCCAGTTTCCTCGTCGCCTCGCGGGCTGGCCCGATGAGCGGCGAACTCGTCGAAAAGCGTGTGGCTGACCTGATCGGTCAACCGTAGCCGAGCGATCGGCCGCAGCGCCGTCGTGGCGGATGCGGCGGCGGCCGCGATCGGCCGCTTCGGCGTCGGACGGGACAGGCTCTTGAGCAGCTCGGCCGCCGCGCCCGCCAGCGCCCGCCACCTCGCTCGCAACGAAATCGGCTCCGCCCTCCTGACTCCGACCGGGGCGCCCTTCGCAAACCACCGCAATGATACCGCGTCCGCCCGCGCGAGGAAAAGAGGAGTCGATAATTTTGCTTTTTCAGAACTCGAGCTCACTCACGATCGTGCAGCCGCGCGAGCCGCAGACGCGTCGCCACACGGGCCGCAAACGGTCCGCCTGTGCCGCGGGCAGATCGACCACTCGCCAAAGGTCTCCGTCCCGCGGCCGGCCGACGACGACGCACGGCGCGATCGCCGCCGGAAACGAGTTGCACCGCAAGTGCAGCGCGTCAGGCCGCAAGGCTTCGATGTCGGTACGGATGACGCCAATCCAGACGAAGAGCGGCCGGTTCTCCGCGAGCGCCTGCGAACGAAGCGCCGCGTACGACGGCGGCAAGCAATCGTCGCCGCGGGAAATCGCCAACATCAACACGAGAGTGCAAATCATGGGAACTCCTATTTAGCCCCCGGTCAACGACCGGGAACCGATGAGAGAAAAAAAAGAACCCGATGGTTCCATCACCGCGCGGCGTTGGCCCCGATCATGGGCCGGAGGCCAAGTACTCGATGAGTTCACGCCGCCGCCGGCACCGGCACGAGCGCCGCCAGGCAGTCCTCGACGATTTGCAGATAAGCCTTGCCCGCTGCCAAATCCGCGGCGATGATCGGCTCGAGCTTTGCGTACTCGGTCAAGATCAGCATGACCCATGACAGGATTCCGCCGGGGGCAATGCCCCGTCGCGCGAACGCCTGCCGCACCTGCGGCGAGTGGTTGGGCACGTTCAGCAGCGTCAACAGCCACTTCAGGAATGCCGCGATCTCCGTCCAAATGCCGGGCTTTGGCGCCGGGACGGGGGTTGGCGCCGGTGGCGGGAACGGCGGCGCCGGCAACGGCCTACCGCCCGCGGCCGTCCACATCTCCGCCAGCTGGGTGTAATGCAACCCGTTCGGCGCATACCCCTGGCCGCTGAACCACCGCAACGAAAACACCACGAACCCCGACGGATCACACACCCGCAGCCCGGCCGGTGTCAACTTGCGGCAACCACCCCAGGTCAGCAGGTGATAGTTGCCGTTGGCGTCGACGCCGTTGATCCAGGTTCCGTGGCCGTTGTTGCGGTCGGCCCGGGCCGGCACGTCCCAAATCTCGCCGTCACCGTTCTGAAGCCACCGGTCCGGGACGTCGAGCATGAACAGCACGCCGCCGAAGAGGTAAATCGCCGCCCGCATCGTGGCCGCGTCGGTGGTGTCGATGTCGAGCGCGTCGAGGATGCACGCGTCGCGGACACCGGCAATGCCGGCCTTCCAGCCGTCGATCAGTGTGCCCTCGTCGAGGCCGTTGTCGCCGCCGCTGAGCCGCTCGTAGTCGCGCTCGAGCGTGGCTTCGTCGAAAGTCGATTCGACGCCGACGTTGCCGGTGAACGTGTTGTCGCCGTGGGCCGCGGCCGCGTACATGCAGTCGCCGAGCCGGTCGTTGCCGTACATCGAGAACGCAAGCCTTTTTGCGTAGTCGATCGGCAGCGGCGGCGTCGGCCAACCGGCCGGGACCTTGAACCGCCGCGTCGGATGGCCCCGCCGCATCGCGTGGCGGTCGTGAAAATGAGCATAGTGCCCGAGCTTGTGCAGATAGACGCGCTTGCAAGTCGCGGTCGACATAGAGGCATCCTTTCGATGGGAAATGGGGAAGTGAATCAGGCGGAGTGTCGCAGCAGATAGGCCCGCCGGTGCTCCAACGTGGTGCCGAGAGCCACCGTTTCGACCCAGACGACGACGTAACGGGCCCCATCGGGCCCGCGGACTTCGTCACCGTCTCCGAAAACGATGGCGTCGCTGCCGGCTGAGCGTGTGCAGCCGTCGCGGATGTCCACGTCCGGCTGCACGTTGAGGACGTGCGTCCACACGAGGCCCGAGCGGTTGGTACCGCGGGCCATGTCCGGCCTCAGGCGACAGGCAATACCGGACGAAGTCGCCGACCCCGCGCCGAACGGGCGGTACAAGTCGCAGGTCGCGGGCAGCAGTGTGGGAGTGAGTGGCATCGGTCGATTTGTTGGCTAGGTGGTTGGGTGGTTGGGTGGTTTTTGCCTTTAACCACCTAATCACCTCAAATGATTGGTGTCCGATACGGCCCCAGGAGCCGCGCCAAATCCGACGGCAGCGAGCCGCCGGCCACCTGGTCGCGGGCAAACGTCATCGTCACGCCTCCGGCCGACTGGCGGAGCACATTCTGGAAGCCCGAGGCGATCTGGGTCTTGACGTGCCGGTACCAGTGGCCGATCAGGAGCGCGTAGGCCTCGCGAACGTCGGCCGGCACGGCCCCGGTGGCCGTCGAATAGACGACCTGCACGACTCGCGGGGCCCGCTGCCAGGCCGGCGTGGCCAGGACCGGCAGGACGCAACCCGCCGGCACAAACCGCCCGGTCAACGACTGGATCACGCCGCGGTCCGATTGCACGACGTAACCCGACGTCGCCCGCAACGTCTCCGATCCGAACGCGTAGCTCGGATCAACTTTGACGCTCGTGACCGATTGGACCGGATAATTTCGAAGAAATACGAGCGGCGCATCGCCGGCGTGATACTCCGTGAATGTCCCGCCGCCGAAATCGCGATCGCAATACCCGGCGACGTACTCGTCGGCCGAGTCCATCAACGCGGACAGCAAGCCGTCGTCGGCCGAGGACGAGATGCCGAGACGGCTTTTCACGTTGGCGAGTGTGTCGAGGGACATGAGGCACCTCAGGTGCCCCTCTCCCGGCTTTGCGGGAGAGGGGTTAGGGGTGAGGGGGCTGTTCAATACGCCCTCACCCCCGACCCCTCTCCCGCAAAGCCGGGAGAGGGGAGAACTCTTACACTTGTTTCTTCTGCTCGCCGACGAGCAGGGCGACGGGGAACGACGGCGACGTGCCGCTGATCGTGCCGACATAGCGGACGTACCGCTGCGTGCGGTCGAAGCTGATCGCCTGGACGTTGTCGGTCGACGTCACGGCCGTGAACGTGGCGCCGGAAATGTCATTCCAGTTGGTCGAGCCGTCGGCCGACTCCTGGAACTTGCCGGCCAGCGACGGGCTGGTGCCCGTCACCGTGCCGACCTGTTGGACGGCGAAGCACCGTCCGTCGCCGGTGATCATGTCGATCGCGGAACCCGTGAGCGTGCCGGTCGCGGTTCGCGGCGTCACGCCACTGAGGAAGGCCTGGTGGGAAAGGTCTTGGAGTTTGGTGGACATGTGGTTCTCCTAACGAGTGGGGTGGTGAGGTTGTGAGGTCGTGGAGTGATGGGTCGAGTTGGATTTCACCACCTCACGACCTCACAACAGGTCGCTCACGCGACCAGTAGCGTGTCACACAACACAAAGCTCGCCGCGTGCCGCGGGCCGGCGTCGACGTGCTGGATGCCGCGGAGGTAGGTCTGGTCGTTGACGATTGCCGTGTCGCCCAGGCCGGAGGCCAGGAACTCCATGACTCCGAGCCGTGCGACAATCCAGTCCGGGAAGTAGCCGAGCAGGATGTAGGTCAGGTTCGTGCCCGAGCCCTTGGTCCGGGTGTTGGACACCTGGCTCGACCGCACGACCTTCGTGCCGTAGAGCTCCAGCGGCGGCGCGTCGGCGATCGACCGCATCGGCTGAAACAGGAACTGCCCGGCCGCGTCTGCGGCCGTGACGGCGTCGGCCCGACGGCTCATCAGGGCGGCGTGCATGTCCCGCCGCATCACCCACGCCGTCGGAGCCGTGATTGCGTCGGGCAGCTTGGCGGACATGTTGGCGACGTCCTGGGCGGCGAACGTGTCGCCGTTGGTCGCCGCCCCGGTGGCGGTCAACGTCGCGATGTCCGAGTAGGTCAGCAGGCCCTTGATCTGCGTCCCGCCGGTGCCCTCGAGCATCGCCAGGTCCGACTTCAGGGCGGCGACGCGGGCCATGTCCATGCGGATGAGCCCCTCGGCCGAGGGGCTGGCGAACCGCAGCAGCTCGTTGTTCACTTTGACCAGCACGCCGAGCTTCTTGGCTTGCAGGTCGAGGTTGCCGGTGGCCGGGGCGCTCTCGGTGATGGCGACGGATTCGCCGACCCAGTACGCCGTCGAGCCGCCGGTCACCTTCGGGAATTGCAACCGGCCGTTAGGCGGCAACGCAACCTCCTGCGCCCCGGCCGCGGCGAACACTTCCAGGTTTCGCTGCAGGTCGATCATCTCGCCGAGGACCGGAAAGCTGACGAGCGAGCCGCCGGCGATGTCGCTGATAGTGCCGAGCGCCTTGGTCTTGATGCCCACCTTGCCAGCAATCCACGCCGCCTCGTCGGGATCGAAACGGCCGGCGTCGGCAGCCATCTTTGCCCGAATCTCTTGCTGCAAGCTCTTGCCGTGCGGCTCGAACGCCGGCATGTGGGCCGTCGCCAGCGGTACCAGGAACGACTGGTGCCCGCAGTGCGGCACAAAACCGTAGCCCTGGTAGAGGTCGCGGAGCTGCTGGTGAACGTGCAGTTCCTCCTTGGCCTGGTCCGGCCCGAGGTACCCGAGCGCGAACGCGGCCGCCTTGAGCACGCTGTAGCCGGCCGAGTCGCGGCCGACGGGGCCGCTCGTCGCCCACGGCACCCGCCGCTCGACGCGGACCGCCCCCGGACCGAGCGCCTTCTCGATCGCGGTCGCGGTCTGCTGCTCGATGAAATCGTTCAGCTCGTCGCGGGATTGGAACTTGTCGGCCGGCGGACTGACGGTCACGGTTTCGGACATGAAGAGCTCCTTGAGTTGAATCGGGATTTGGAATCGGTTCCCCTCTCCCGGCTTTGCGGGAGAGGGGTTAGGGGTGAGGGCGGATGTTGGCTGTTGGACAAATCCAAAACCTTCACCCCCATCCCCTCTCCCGGAAACCCGGGAGAGGGGGGAACGCTTAAGCCACCAGCTCCGCGAACGGATCGCCGCACCAGCGTTTGAGCCACTCCCGCAGCCGGCGGTCGTGGACCAGGCCCTTCTCCACGGCCAGCGTCAGCGCCTCGGGATTCTCCGGCACCGGCACGGCGGAGTATTCGAGCAGATCCCACTCCTCGATCCGCACGCCACGGCCGGTGCGCGTCTGCCGCGGCCGGACACGGTGCGGCAGCAGGCCGACCGACCAGCCGCGGAGCACGCCCTGCTCGTAGAGCCGAAACACATCGTCGGCGAGCGGTACGCCCTCGGCGAACTTGGTGACCGCCACCAGCCGGCTCGGCTGCACGTCCAGCGCGATGCACGTCCCGACCGGCGGCAGCATCCGCTGATGGGCCCAGAGCACAACCGGGTTGAGCAGGAACTCCTCGACGTTCCGCAACCCGGCGGGATTGACGACGTCGCCGGCCCGGTCCGGCGCCGCGGTGCTGATGACGGCCGTCACGGTGCGGGCGGCCGCGTCCACGGCGAGCGGCGGCGCGAAATGGGGTCGAAGGTGCATAACGCCCTCAGTGCTAGTTGCTGAGTTCTGAGTTCGGAGCGGTCGCGACGCCGCGACCCGAGTCTTCGAGGGGTGCGCTTCTGAGATCGGGCAACATCGGCTCGTCGAATCGCGGATCGGCGTAAGGCTGCAAGCCCCGACCGCGGCGGATCTCGTTGTAAGTCCGCAGGCCCGTCCGCGCGTCGAGCGCGTCGTCGGCCCGCCGCTGATCCTGGTTCCGCGGCGAACAGTCCGCGAAGCCGATCACGACGTGCTCGCCGTATCGCCGGCCGAGATCGCGAGTCAAACATTGACCGATCAGGTCGAGTTTCGGCTGCACCGTGCCTTCGCAGAACATGACCCGGGCGCCGAACCAGATGTCGGCCCCGAGGCCCATGTTCTCGACGATCCCCGCGATCGGGGCCGGCACGCGGAACTGCGCGAAGATCTCGTCTCGCGTCATCCGCGACGAGTTCAGGTAGTCCATCTCGGCCGGCGTCAGCGTCCAAGGCGACGCCTTCAGTCCCTGCTCCAGCACCAGCGGGCGGTGCCAGTTCTCCCGGCCGCCGAACCGCGATTGCAGCCGCTCTTCCAGCCGGCGGACCGTCGGCTCGCTCAACGTCTGGTCGGTCTGCAAGACGACGCCGGGCCGCTGGCCCGCGTGAAATGCGTGGTAACGCGACCGCTGCAATTCCTTGTTCGCGTCCACGGTCAGTGCGTTCGCCTGCAAGGGCGACAGCCCGTAATGCGGGTCGAGCGGGTTCGGATACTTGAGATGGATGATCTCTTCGGGACTGAACAGCTCAGGCGCGGCGCCGGGGGCGGCGATCTCGTACGCCTTGACGTACCGCCGCGAGTCGGGCAGTACGCGGACCCACGGGGTCGGCACGAGCCACAACTCGCCCGGCACCGCCAGCCGCGATTCGCCGACGGCGAGCGGCGCGGCGTACCAGTAACAATTCCCGGTCAGCTCGAGATAAACGACCGTCAGGTACCACAGCTCCCACGGCGTCAACCACGGATTCGGATGCGCGAGTAACCGCGACAGCGGATGACTCGGCCCGAGCGGCTCGCGGTCGTGCTCGGCCGGTCCGGTGACGCGGTAGAGGTCCGGCGTCTGCCGGGCGACCTCCTGGGCGACGGCATTAACGGCCGCGTACACCCACGACGTGTAGTTGCGGAGCTGCTCGACCTGGTCGTTCCGCCACCAGCCCGCGGGCCGGGCCGCCGGCGGCGCCGCGAACAGGCCGGCGATCTTCGGGTCCGCCGTCTTGCGGACCCGCCCGGCCGACCAGGCGCTCAGGATGCGGGTGAGGAAGGACATGGCTTGCTACCAAAGAGGGTGGTTTCAATCCTCACCCCTCTCCCGGCTTTGCGGGAGAGGGGAAGGGGGTGAGGGTCTTGGATCTGGCAAACAGGCAACAGCCCCCTCACCCCCTTCCCCTCTCCCGGAAGACCGGGAGAGGGGAGAACGTGGTTGCGCCACCTTGCGATATCCGAGCGAATGCGCCACGTGCAGCACCTCGCGCCACGTCGGGAACGGCCGGCGGTGTCGCCGCTTGTACGTTTCCATCGCCATCAGGAACTCCCGCTCCTCGTCGGAGTAATCGCTGCCCGGGAAATCGGTGTCCGGTCCGGACACGAGCCGCGAAGGCGCGGCACGACACTTCATCCCAGCGACTCCAGTGCGAAGTGACCGAGCCGGGGCCGTGGGACCCGGTCGCGCGCGGCCCGCGGCTCGGCGGGGGAGGGGTTGCTACCGCCCGGCTGTGGCCGGCGACCGATGAATGAGCATCACGGCTTGTCCCCCTTCGCGAGCGATTGCTTGATCTCGCGCAGGTCCGCTCGCAGGTCGCGAATGTCCTCGCGGATGTGTTGCGACTCGACGG